AAAACGCCCTTTTGGGCTAAACCTGAAACAGTGATATTGGAGGCACAAGATGTGGAACGAAAACGACTTTTGTGATCCAGACTCAGGTTTTGATTACATCTTTGGAATGATGAACGCCATCTACGGTTCACGATTCATCACGCACTGGCAAGATGTTGACCCAAACCTTGTCAGACAGACTTGGAAGCAATACCTTGGCAGATTCCTGACCTACAAGCCAAGCCTAGATTTTGCCCTTGGCAAGCTGGACAAAGACTTTCCACCGAGTGCCATTGCTTTTCGTGATATGTGCAATCAAGGCCCATCAATCCCTGTCAAACCGCCAACTGAAGTTCTGATTGAGCGCAAGAAAACAATACATGAGCAGATTGAAAGCGAGCGAATCAGGGCTGAAGCATTGGAAAAATTAGCAGAATTAAGAAAACAATATGGTGGGAGAACATGAATGAGTTGGCTCTTTTCGCAGGCGCTGGTGGCGGAATACTTGGGGGAAAACTCCTTGGATGGCGAACAGTCTGTGCCGTTGAATGGGAAGCCTACCCAGCAAGCGTACTGTGCGCCCGACAAAATGACAGGCTTCTCCCGCCTTTCCCGATTTGGGATGACGTACAAACCTTTGACGGAAACCCGTGGCGAGGAATTGTTGACGTTGTATCTGGCGGCTTTCCATGTACCGACATCAGCATCGCAGGCCGAGGCGCAGGGCTTGACGGAGAAAGTTCCTCAATGTGGTATCACATGGCGAGGGTGGTTAGCGAAGTTCGACCCAGATTCGTATTCGTGGAAAACAGCCCAATGCTCATTCATCGAGGAATCGGGCGAGTGCTTGGAGACCTTTCCAGCCTCGGGTATGACACGAGGTGGACTGTTATGGGAGCAAACGAGGTCGGAGCGCCCCACCAAAGGGATAGAACGTGGATTGTGGCGCACTCCAGACACGGGGGGGGGGGGGACATCTGGACTTCTCAAACAAGGCCAGAATCATCGAAAGAATGGTCAGCCCATCCAGATCAGATTGGTCGATCAAGTGAACAATCCGAGACTATGGCCCACACCAGTGGCACGAATGTACAAAGACGGGGGAAGCCCTGCGGAATACGCCAGGAACGAGATACCCCTAGCGGCACAGGTTGGTGGGCCGTTGAACCCCGAGTGGGTCGAGTGGCTGATGGGGTGGCCGCAAGAGTGGACAGACTTAAAGCCATTGGCAACGGACAAGTTCCACAAGTGGTCGCAGCAGTCTGGAGGAAATTAAGTGAATCACTATGAAGCAAACAGAATCCTTGATCGAGTCAGAGAAGGCCAACAATTTAGCGAATATGTCATCCTCAGAGCGCTTGAACTTACGGGAGACTTTGAAACAAACGGAAGCAATGGAGTGGATCAGGCGCTACCGCAAGAAAGTCTTGGAGGAGGGCAGGGGAGAAGCCCAATACTGGTGGCAACAGACCCTAGCGGATATTGCCAAAAGGCGAGGCCAAGCGGCTGCTGACGATCTAAAAAAACGCATGAACGAACAGAAAGACAAAAAATGATGCAGATCATGTTCACAATTTATGGCGAGCCTGTACCAAAGGGCAGACCAAGGTTTTCCACAAGAGGTAAATTCCCCGTTGCTTACACTCCTGAAAAGACCAAGAACTATGAATCCGATGTTGGGATTATGGCAAAGGCGGCAATGGGTGCATCAGAACCGCTAGAAGGGGCATTGGAGGCGTTTATTTATGTCACCTTTCCTGTTCCCGCCTCTTACTCAAAAAAACGCACTGAGGCTTGTTTAAGCGATTCTGAGAAACACATCAAAAAGCCCGATTTGGATAATGTGGTTAAGTCGGTGATCGATGGCATGGACAAGATCGTGTTTGAGAACGACTCCCAAATCACATCCATCCATGCCACCAAGGTTTATGGCGAAGTGGCAAAGGTCGAAGTAATAGTGAGGCAAGCATGATTGTTACCCTGCACAACAGCCAGCAGGCCCACACAGTCCTGAAAGACTTATGGCCCAAGATTAAAGAAACCTTACAAGCGGGTAAACAGTTGCGCTTGGAAGTTAAGAAGGCCACCCGCAGCACAGACCAGAATGATATGTTTCACGCCTTGATTGACATGGTTGCCAAGCAAATGAAGGCAGCAGGGTCAGAATGGACAGCAGAAGATTGGAAAAGATTGCTCATCGATGCTTGGGCGCATGAAACTGGTCGCAAGATCGGCAAGATTGCACCAAGCCTAGACGGGGAAAGAGTTGTGCAGCTTGGCCTCCAAAGCCACAAGTTCACAAAAGAGGAAGGCTCAGAGTTCATTGAATGGCTCTTAGCATGGATGGCAGATAAGGGGATTGAAACATGATTAAAGACGAAACACCCGTAACGGGGTTTATGTGGTCATACCTTGGTTTTGATGGCAAAGAAAGGTTTGAGTTTTCTTCTTTTGGAGAAACAAAATCAAAAGCCAAGAGGTATTTCAACTATCAAAACAATTTACAGCGACTTGAGCCAATTAAAAAGCACAAGTTATATGCAGTAAGCATGACATTTACAGAAACATTGGAGCAACAAAATGACTAAAGAAGTTTTAAAAATGGCGTTAGAAGCCTTTGAAAGTATTTTTGAATCAACTCTCCCATATCGAGAAGATGGAACTTGCACGATAAATGACAAGTCTGTTGAATTAAGTAATAAAGCTATTGCCGCCATTGAAGAAATATTGGAACAGCATACGGAAAAGAATACATGATGTGTCCCCGCTGTGGGTCTGAAACCCTAAAAGTCTTAGACACCCGATCAACCCCTGAATTCGTCAGCCGAAAGCGCCAGTGCGAAAACAACCACAAGTTTTACACCAAAGAATATGCAATACCCGAAACACAAGTATGTGAGAAGCCAGAAACTGCTAAAATTAGTGGCGGCTCTATCCTGTCAGCTTTGTGGAACAGAACATGGAATTCAAGCGGCTCATAGCAATTGGGGTGGTGGCAAAGGAAGAGGAATAAAAGCCGATGACAATCTAGTAGCGGCTTTATGCCAAACTTGCCACTATGACATCGACCAAGGTGCAAAGTGGTCAAAGGCTGAAAGACAGCAAGCATGGAACATAGCCCACTTCAAAACAGTTCAATTGTTAGTGGACACAAACCAATGGCCTGTTGACATTCCTGTACCAGACATTGCAAAATGAGTACGCTGACAAAATGCAGTTGCCAGCTTTTGGGGGCTGATGCTCCCATTTTTTTGAGGACACCATGCTAAAAATTGTGCAAAAGCCTGTGGATAAATTGATACCTTATGTCAAGAACAGCCGCACCCACTCTGATGAGCAAATAGCCCAGATTGCCTCAAGCATCAAAGAATTCGGCTGGACTAACCCGATATTGGTAGATGGGGAGAACGGCATCATTGCAGGGCATGGAAGGCTGATGGCAGCAAGAAAGCTGGGCTACAAAGAAGTCCCCACAATTGAGCTAAAAGACCTGACAGAAACCCAGCGCAAGGCTTACATCATTGCAGATAACCGCCTGGCACTCAATGCAGGCTGGGATAATGAAATGCTGACCATCGAGTTAAATGAACTATTGGCTGATGGGTTTGCTTTGGATATATTAGGGTTTGACCCTAAAGAACTAAACGCATTGCTTGAACCAGAGGTTGTTGTTGGTTTAACTGACGAAGATGATGCGCCAGCCTTACCTGAAGAACCAAAGACTAAACTAGGCGACATTTACCAACTTGGTAAGCATCGTTTAATGTGTGGAGACTCTTGCAGTGTTCACGACATGGAAAAACTATGCAATGGTCAATTGGTTGATATGTGGTTAACAGACCCACCTTACAACGTTGCTTATGAAGGCAAAACAAAAGACGCACTAAAAATCCAAAATGACAGCATGGAAGATGATCAATTCCGACAATTCTTGCGAGATGCTTATGTAACTGCCGACTTGGTAATGAAGCAAGGTGCTGTTTTCTATATTTGGCATGCTGATTCAGAAGGTTACAACTTTCGAGGTGCTGCACAGGATGCTGGATGGAAAGTGCGTCAATGTTTGATTTGGAAAAAGTCTAGTATGGTTATGGGTAGACAAGATTATCATTGGAAGCATGAGCCATGCCTTTATGGATGGAAAGAAGGTGCTGGACACCTTTGGGCGGCAGACAGAAAACAAACGACCATTTTGGAGTTTGAGAAGCCATCTCGCAATAAAGAGCATCCAACAATGAAGCCTGTTGCGCTATTTGAATACCAAATGCTTAACAACACAAAAGGTGGCGACATAGTATTGGATTCATTTGGTGGTAGCGGAACAACATTACTGGCAGCAGAAAAACATGGTCGGCATGGGTATTTGATGGAATTAGACCCAAAGTATTGCGATGTCATAGTAAAGCGTTGGGAAGACTTTACAGGTAAAAAAGCCGTTTTATTGACAGAAACAGCAGAAACTGCTTAAAATTTAAGCGAGTTCCCCTACATAAAATGCCAATCTATCCACAAGAGCCGCACGAGCCAACGGCAGAATCCCGCAAACTGGTTGAGTCCAGTAGCGGATTAGGCTTGCCTCACGAGTCCATTGCTTGCTTAGTGGGCATTGATGACAAGACACTCCGCAAGTATTACAGGCACGAGCTGGACATGGGCAAAGCCAAAGCCAATGGGCAGATTGCCAAGACGCTGTACAGCAAAGCCGTGGGTGGAGACACCACAAGCCTTATCT